AAGGCCCAGCCCACGGCGGTCATTCAGGGGAACTGTTAGGCGTACACCTTGGACTGGTTGCCCACCGGGTAGGTGGCGTAGTAGAAGTCATTGGGGACGCTCTGCTTGCCGAACGGATACATGTTGACGGCGGTGTTCGTGTCGTACTTGGCCGTGAATGTGCCCGCGTGGGTGGTCCACTCGCTGTGCTTGATGTAGAACCGGGAATCCACGATCCCAGTCTGACGGAGAGCCTGACCCAGGCGGTAGTGGTCTGGGGAGGCGTCGAACTCGCTCATGGTCTTGAACGATCCGGCAGGGTACTGGGCGTAGTACCCCAGCATGGTGGCCTTGGCTGTTGCCACGGTGATGGAGCCGTCCAGTTCACGGGTGGGGCTGATGACCGGGGTGCCACCTAGGGCGGTGACCCCGTTGATGAACTCCTGGTCGCGGGCAGCCACACATGCTGGGCGGTTATTTGGGTAGAGCGTCTGGCAGAGGGCGGAGCCTCCACCGTCTGACATGAGCACGACGATGACCTGGCGGCCAGCGCGGACGTGCTCTGTGATGGCCCCACCGAACGACAGGATCTCGTCGTCCTGGTGGGGGCTGAAGAAGATGGCTGGGTTGGTTGCGGCTTGGGCGGATGGTGCGACTGTCACCAGGGTGCCGGTGACTGCCATGGCGATGGCCGCGAGGGCCACCATGATCTTGCGGGGTTGTGCCATGTGGTTGTGCTCTCTATCTGTTGGTGTTGCCTGGGTGGTGCGGTTCACCTGAACGCCTGAATGACGTGGACGATCAGGAGTGTGAGGGAGGCGATGAAGCCGATGACGGCCACCACCTGGAGGACGGCGGCGAACGCGTCCCACGCTTTGGCCTGGGCGTCGGTGCGGCGCTGCTGGGCCCACACCTGGGCGGCTGCTGCTGACCCGTGGGCCACGTTCAGGTCCCAGGCTTCCTGGTCCCTGCTAGTGGCCTCAGTGGTGGCTTCCTCACCGTCTGCCTGGGACAGGTCCCGTAGGCGGGCCATAACGTCGTCGTCGCTGGGCTGGTCGGTCATGCTGTGCTCCTGGGTGAGTGGTTGCGGATGATGCCCTTGATGGTCGTGGCGTGGGTGGCGTGGCAGATGGTACAGAGCCCACGGGGGAAGCGGACTACCAGTTCCGCTGAACGGATCTCCAGGGCGGGCTTGGCGTGGTTCATGGCGTCGTCGGGGTCGTAGGCCAGCCCGTTGTCCGTGATGGTTCCGGCATGGTGACCCGAGCCGGGGCAGTTCACTGGACAGTCCAGAGGATGTAGGCCACCCAGATGAACCCCAGGAACGCGGCCCCGGACAGGAACGCGGCAGCGTCGTGGGCGGCCCTGGAGTGGAGGATGGCGTGGCGGCGGTGCGCTTGGGCCTTGCGGGCCTGGTCGTAGATCGGTGTGCTCATGGGGGTGTCAGTCTCTCGCTCGGGGTGGGGTGGGCCGGGTATCAGAGGGTGGGGTCTTGATCCAGGGGCACGTCGTGGATGGACGGGACGCGTCGGCCCATGAAGTTCACGTCCAGCATGTCGTCGGTGTCGGGGCCCGCGTCGGGGCCTTCAGCGTCCATCCCTGGCCACCAGGCGCTGTCCTGGTCCTCCCGCCAGTCCTCCAGGTCGGTGGTGGACCCGTTCTGGCCGTAGTCGAACGGGGAATGGCCACGGGTGGATTCAGGGTCGGTCCGTTCCAGGGCCAGAAGGTCGGTCCACACCTGGCTGTAGGCGGCGGCGTGGGCCTTGGATGTGGTGGCGACCTCGGACTTGAAGTTCCCGTAGTCGATGCTCAGGGCCATTCCACAGAGGTAGTCGGCCCAGATGTCCTTGGTGGTGATGACTCTGAACGGGTAGTCGCTGCCCTTGTAGGCGGTGATGAGTTGGTCGGGGTCGGTGGGCAGGTGTAGGGCCAGGGTGGCGTACTGGGCGATGGCCCGAACGTCGTCCTTGACGCGGCCACGGATGACCAGGAGGTTGGCGTCGTCATTGTGCTGGACGGCGGACAGGAAGCCGTTGGTCGTCATAATCCACATGGGGTGTCTGCTCTCAGTTCAGGGGAATGGGGGTGGGTGGTCAGATGTCGTACAGGGGGATGGAGCGCACCTTGACGTTCCCCAGTTTGGGGGACCAGGTGCCCTCCCCGATCTTGGCCTTCAGGCCAGCGGTGGCGTGCATGGCCGGTTCGATCTCCAGGGCCAGGCTGATGTCACGGCCTTCCAGGTCGGCCCGTGTGACGCGCTCGGCCAGGTCGGCCAGGAGGGCGTAGCGGATACGGACCAGGATCATGGTGCCGGTCTTGTCGTGGTTGTCGCTGATGATGCTCATGGGGGGGACCTTCCGTGGGGTGTTTGTGGTGATAGGTGTAACCTTAGTAGTCCCCTACAGGTCGTGTCAAGTAGGGGCCTACTGCCTGTCCCTGGGAGGGCGAAGTCGTGACCCCACCAGGAGGCCGGACTTGGACTCGTAGAGACGCCAGGGGGCTGGGTGGACACCGTAACCGTTGCGCTCCATCCATGTCATCGCGGCCTGGGCGTCACGGTCTGAGTCGAACGGGCCACACTCCACCCGGCTGTTGGCACCGATCAAGTACACGCCAGGCCCATACGCCTGCTGGCCGGGGGCGATGGTGCAGGACAGCCCCCAGGCGTAGTCCCCCGTGGCGGTGCTCACGCCTCCAGGGCTTCCAGGTCAGCGGCGATGTCGTCGGATGCCTGAACGGGGGGGATGCCAGCCAGCCTGGCGTAAAACATGGCGTAGGTGTCAGCGGCCCCCTCGTAGTAGTCGGCCAGGCGTTGGTTGTCGGCCTTCAGCGACTTGGACATAGCCAGGTTCGCCTGAACGGCGTCCTGCCTGGCTTGCTCGGGGGTGTATCCGGTGGTGGTCATGTCTGAACTGTAGCACCCTGCACGTACACCGCTACTAGCGCGCCTGTCCTAGTCCGCTCTGATGAAGTTGTCCCCGTAGCCGATCTGTTCAAGGGCTGCATATGCAAGCACATCGACTTGATCGTCATGCTTGTCGTTCGGGAACAGGGACATCTCCCGTTCCAGGGTCGCCAGCCAGGGGGCGTGCTCGGGAACGTAGACGTTGCTTCCAGCCATCCTGGCGGCCAAAGTCAGGGCCCTGGTCACCTTGTCCCCTTGGGGCCTCAGGGCCTTGATGGGCAGGCCGGGACGGCCCTCATGGGGGGCACCGCGTCGCATGTCCTGGGTGGTGGACAGTTGGAAGCCAACCGCTTCCACGCCGATGTACGCGGGCTTGTAGGCGGCGTAGACGCGGGCGGCCAGGCGGGGAAGGTCGGGGCCTTCCAGGCGTCCCCTGAACAGGTCCAGCAACAGGAGGTCCGGGCCGGTCAGGCCAAAGATCCCCAGGACGGTGAAGTCGGCGCTGGTCTTGATGGACGTGGCGAGGTCCATCGTGGCGAACTTCCTCAGTTCCGCTGAACTGACCAGGCGTGGCCCGGCTGGGGTGTCCAGGAGGTAGCCGTCATCCACCAGGCTGAACCGCCTGAACTGCTCAGGCTTCAGGATGCCACCACCGATGGGCGTGGGCGTCTGCTGGTACAGGGCGGTCCACCAGTGGCCGTCCGTGCCACCCAGGTCGTGCCGGGTGCGCTTCAGGGCGTCCAGGTCATACCGCCACGGCCAGAGGGCTTCCCCGGCCTTCCTCACCCAGGCTGGGCGGTCTGGGTCGTCGGGCAGGTAGATAGCCTCGTCCTGGGGGGCGATGGCGGGCAGGCTGACCACCAGCCACTCGTTCGGGTACTCGGTCTGGAGCCACCCGGCCAGGTCGTCCTCATGCCAGCGGGTCTGGATGACGATAATGGCCCCGTCCTGCTCCATGCGGGTGCGGAGCGTGGACTTGTACCATTCCTTGGCCCGGTTCCTGAACGTGGGGCTCAGGGCCTCCCGGTCGTTCTTTACGGGGTCGTCGATGATGGCCAGGTGGGCACCCTTGCCGGTCAGCGGGCCACCGATGCCAGTGGTGAACATGCCACCCCGGCGTTTCTGGATCAGCCAGTTTGCCTTGGCGCTGGAGTCCTGGCGGACCTTCACCCCGAACACGTCCTGGCCGTAAGCCTCCAGCACATCCCGGTTCCGCTGACCGAACCCTGAAGCCAGGGAGTCGGCGTAGGACGCCAGGACCACCTTCCGGTCGGGGAACATCCCCAGGTACCAGGAGGGGAAGTAGCCGGACACGAACTCGGATTTCCCGTGCCGTGGGGGCATCTGAATGATGACCCGGCTGGCCCACTTCTCCCCGGCAGCGGCGGCCATGAGGATGCGATTCAGGAGGATCAGGTGAGGGGCACCCCTGAACGCTCCACCGCTGGCGTACCTGGCCCACCCCAGGGGCGTGGCAGCGCGAACGTCCATCCGTTCAGTCGTGCGTGTTGGTCAGGGCGTCCTGGGTGGCCAGGTGGGCCTCCAGGTCGGTGAGCATACGGCGGGCCACGGGGTCGTTGAGGGCTTGGCGTGCCTTGTCCAGGGCTTCCTGATCTTCCTCCGGGGCAGCCCCGGAGAGTCGGGCCAGCATTTCGGCGTTGCCTCGGGCTTCACGGACAGCGGCCAGGAGGACCCGGTGGTTCTTGCGGGTCATGGGTGAGCCGTCCGCGTTCAGGAAGGGCACCCCGTCCTCGGACATGATGGGCTCACCCAGGCGGGATTCAGCGATTACCTCGTCCACGCACTCGTCCAGGAAGCGGAGCCTGGAGGCGATCTGGGCACCGTGGACGGTCTTGGCCTCGGACATGGCGGACTGGTAGGCGTCGGGCATGCACCGCTCGGTGTGCCGGGCCACAATCTTGTGGTCTGGGATGAACGTGGCGTGGCCTTGCTCGGTGCGGGTGGAGCCCAGGTGGAAGTCGCGGGCGATGGCGCGCTGGGCTTTGCCGGACAGAATGGCCGTCTCGATGGCGGAGCGGCTGTCGTGCTTGCATATCCGGCAGCGTGGGTTAGTTACCATCGGGTTCGGCGTTCAGGTGAACAGGGAGTACGGCGTCCAGGGCGGCGTTGGCGATGTACCGGCAGCCGCACATCCCACCCCCGTGTAGGAATCCCACGGTGGTGGTGTCAGCGTGCCAGGCGGTGATGACCAGGGCACGCTGGGCGTCTCGGTCGTCAGGAGAGGCCAGGGGCGTCCCTTGGGCGGCGGCGGTCCTCTCGGACGGGCCTGGGTCGTCCAGTGGCTCAGGGCCCCGCTCTGGGGCGTCGTCAGTGCCAGTGAAGTCAGCCCGGAGATCCGCTAGGGCGTCACTGGGTGCCGGGCTCGGCTTGGTCGGTCTACTGCTCACGGGTGTGTTCCCTCTCGGTGGCTTGGTCGTCGTCGCGGTGTTCGCGCCAGTCTAGGGCGGCGGTGAAGTCGTAGACGGGTGTCAGGCTGTCGCCCCGGACAAGGAAGCCAGCGGCGACTGGGAAGGCGGACGCTGAACGGCGGTTAGTCCAGGCGACGATCTGGGGCACGGAGACGGCCAGCCCGGCAGCGAGGACACCAACTTGGACCAGACCCAGGTCCAGTGCCTCACCTGCCGTGTAGATGTTCACCTGAACAGTGTGGCTCATGGCGACATATCGCCCGGTTCCGGGACTTCCAGCGAAGCGGCCTGAACCGATGCCCAGGCGTCCCTGTCCAGGGCGTAGGTGGGCTCATACCCCAGGCGGCGGAGGATGTCTACGGCGGCGTACAGGGCGACCCCCCAGTCCCTGGCCTGGGCGCTGGTGGTGGTCAGTAGGGCGAGGGCGTCGTCACGCTCTCCAGCCAGGAGGGCGACGATCTCCACGATGGGCCCGGAGATCCGCTCGGCCACCCCCTCCAGGCGCGTCACGTCGGTGGCGTTCAGGTCATACTCGGTCATCTGGAACCTCCATAGCCGGGCCCGGCGACTGAATCGCGGGCGGATGCTGCTGCTGTTCGCAGGGCTTCCTGATTCCCCCGGATGGACCGGAGGGCTTCCTTGGTGGCGTCCGCGATGGCGTCAGTGACCAGCCGCTCCATGTACGCGGCGCTCACCACATCGTCTGCCTCCGCGATGATCTCAGCCTGGGCCACGGACATGGCCTTACCCGTGCCCAGTTTGCCGTCCGCCTGGGCCTTCAGGACCCGCTTGGCCCGGAGCACCTTATGGGTGGCCTCGGCTTCTGCTCGGTTCACGGCTTGGGCGTTGTACGCGGCCACCCTATCCATGGACAGGTCGTTCAGGCGCTCCAGTTCACAGAGCACCTGATCCTCGGTCACCCAGCGGCGTTGGGCGTTCACGCGGTGTGGCTGCCTGAATAGGTCCGGGTGTAGACGCGGATCGGTGCCCCGTGGCGGCGGCGGGACTCGGTGTAGCCCATGGGCTGAATGACCTTGGCACGGATGAGGCGCTTCAGGATCGGGCCCAGGGCTCGGGGCTCATGGGGGGCGGTGACGCCAGCCTTGGCCAGGTCGTCCCACACGTCGTCGGCGGTGAAGTCCCCGTCCGCGACAAGGGCCCGGATGATGGCCTCGGTCTTGGTCGCCCAGGTGGGGTCGGTGTGCTCCTGGACTTGGGCCATGGCGGCGTCCCGCTCCTGATGGGCGTCCTCGATGGTCTTGGGCTGGAAGCGTTCCTGGGCCATGCTCCAGGTGCTCTGGCAGTCGCAGAACGTGGTGCCATCTTGGTGGAGGCAGCCGATGAGGGCGGTGTGGGCGTCGGAGTGGTGGCAGGCGGGGCAGGTGGTTGACATCAGGTGGTGCTCCATTCAGGTGAATCGTGCGGGGCGGTGCAGGGGTGGGGTGGATCAGGTGTTCTGGGTGCGCTGGCGCTTCAGGATCTGGCCGATGCGCCAGGTCGTCACGCCTACCGCTTCAGCCAGTTGCTGGTAGGTGGCCCCGGTCAGGGCACCCTCCAGGATGGTGATGTCCCGCTCGGTGGTGGCGGTGACTGACTTCTCAGCGGCTGCCGTGGCCTTGGCTGCCAGGGCGGGCAGGCGCTTCAGTGGGTCACGATAGGTGGCCATGGTTGGTAGTCCTCTCTCAGGGTAGTGGGGTACAGGATACCGTAGCGGTGCCTGCCTTCTCGGGTACGTCCCAGTGGCGGTGAATCGCCAGCCAGTCCACCTGGCCATCGTCCACGTATAGGACGCCGTTCAGTCCGTCCATGATGGTCTTGGCCAGGTTGTCCACGTCGGCGCGGCGGTGGCTGCTGGGCCATACGTCAACCTTCAGGGCCCACCGGGTGGACCCGTTCGGCTTATGGACCGGGTTCGCCTGAATGAACTTCAGGCCCACCACGTCCTCCGCGTCCCGCGTGGTCTTAGGCGTGTAGGTGTTCCCGTGCTTGGTGACCCTGGGCCGGGCCTTGGCCTTCAGGTCCCCCACGATCAGGAACGACCGGATGGCGAACGGGTCGTGGTCAGCCACGTTGTGCCCTCCGCTGAGCCCTGTTGCCATACAGGCGCTTGCCGTTCACCACGATGGAGCCCAGGTCGGCCTGGATGACGATGGTCGGCTCGGGTGCCTTGACCCGGAGCCGGGCTGGGACGCGGCCCGTTCCCTTCTCGGACTTGGGTGTGGCAGCCACGGCCTTGCGGGCGTCACGGGCACGCTGCTGGGCTTTGGCCAGGGCGGCGGCCTCCTGCTCACGGGCGGTCACTTCAGCACCAGGCGCTGACCGACGTGCAGACGGGTGGTGTGCAGGTGGTTCAGGCGCATGATCTTCCGGTACTGCTGGCCCGCGTGGGCGTTGGGCTTGCCTACGGAGTACGCCATGACGGCGATGTGCCAGAGGGTGTCACCCTTGCGGACGGTCCAGGTGGCCGGGATGTGCATGAAGTCCTCCTGGGCCACGGGGATAGTCCACTTCTGGCCACCACAGAGGTCCAGGCCGGGGTAGCCGCGCTGGAAGTCGCACGCGGCGGAGCCTCCACCCTCGGACGCTTGGGCTGGAGTGGGGACGGAGATCAGGAGGGCGGCTGCCACGGTGAGGGCGGCCAGGGTCTTGGTGAGCATGTCAGGTTCCTTCTGTTCGGCTGAATGGGTGGTGCGGGGTGGGTGGTTCAGGAGGTTAGACCGGGGACTCGTCCACGATCTCCAGGGCGGCTTCTGCCTCATTCCTCCACTCATCCATCTGGTCGTCACTCGGGTCGTCGCCCGCGCTGATCGTGCCTGAGCCGTCGCAGTCGTCGCAGTCAACTTCCTCGTCCTCGTCGGAGTCGTCATCCTCGGAGTCGTAGTCGGGGTTCTCCACCTTGCCGGTCCCGGAGCACTGGTCGCAGTCCTCGTCCTCGGGCTCGGGCAGTTCAGGCACGTCGGCCCCCTCGATCTCGTCGGCCCAGGAGTCCAGGTCGTCGGCCTGCTGGTCCAGTTCCTCGGACTGGTAGGTGTCGTGCTGGAAGCCGTCGCGGATGTTCTCGGCGCTGTCGCGCTTCTCCTGAGCCAGTTCACGGACTGCCTCAGCGGCGTCGGCCAGGACGGTGGTCACGTCCTCGGGGGACTCGGGTGTGCCGAACGCCTCATGGGCGTCGTGGCTGATCTGGGCCAGGCGGGCGGACAGGCTGCTGGAGTAGTCCCAGACGTTCCATCCGGGGCAGGTGGAGCACCGGACCATGAGGCGGCCACCGTAGGGGCCGGACTTGGGCTTGATCCACTTGTAGGACGTGCCCGGCAGGATCTCGGCCTGGCACTTGTCGCACGTCCGGTTAGGCAGGGGCTGGGTCTTGTCGGCGTGGGTGAGGCGGATGACTACGGGCTTGCCGTGCTTGGTGACCTTCTGGGTGCCGTCCTTGCGGAGCACCGGGGTGACCTTCTGCTCCCCGGTGGCCGGGTCGATGGTGGGCACGGTCTTGAACCGGGCCTGGGCTGACTTGACGTGAGTGGTGCGGGCCATGATGCGCTCCTGGGGTGGTGTGGTTGGTGTGGTCTGAATCTAGTACCCCACTACGGGGCCTGTCAAGTAGGGGCCTACGGTCAGTCCTCCCAGGACCACCGGGTGAACCCCAGCCGGTGCGCCTCCAGCGGGTTGGCGTGCTTCCAGGAGTGGCAGTCCCGGCAGGCGGTCTGGCAGTTCGCCGGGTCCAGGATGCTGCCCCCAGCGGAGCGGGCCTTGATCTCATCCACGTCGGTGGCCGGTGCGCCTGAACAGGTGACCCGGATCTGACACTGGGGGTTCGCCTTCAGGAGGGCGGCCACCAGGTCACGACGGCCACCCTCACGGGCGTAAGTGTCAGCGGTCTTGGCGGAGCGGGGCTTCAGACGGCCACCGCGCTCCATGCGGGCCCCTCTGGCTGGCGCTGCCGTCCTGGCCAGGCCCTTGGACCCCTGGAGCCGCGTTCGGCGCTCCAGGGGCTTCCCAGCCTTCACAACAGGCCCAGGCGGCAGAGCCGGATCAGCGACCGCTTGGGGACCTTGGCCTTCAGGGCGTCCCGGACCAGGTTGCCGGTGCGCCTGTTGCACGGGCCACACGCTGGGCGGATGTTGCCCCTGGAGTAGTTCCCACCCAGGACACCGGGAATGATCCGGTCTACCTCCATGGTGTCGTCATTCAGCGGAACAGCGCAGGCGTAGCACGGGGCCCACACGCCATCCCCGAACCACTCCAGGAGCCACACGCGCCGGGCTCTCCTGGCGGACGCTGATCCACGGTCGTTCGTGTTCGACGTGCCCCGGAGGCAGAGCCCTTCAGGGGTGCGCCTGGCCGGGCTCACCAGGCCACGCGCCGGTCGTCCCCGTCGAACAGGCACTTGGTCATGGTCGTGTTTAGGCGGGACACCAGGCGCTGGTCCCAGTTCTCGGTCAGGATCACGCTGTCCACGTTGGTGGTCACCACAGTGCGCTTGCCCTCCCCGTTCACACGGGCCCCCAGGATGGCGGTCAGCGTGTCCTTGGCCCACTCGGTGGCCTTGCCCACACCCAGGTCGTCCAGGATCAGGAGGGGCACGTCCTTGGCCCGCTGGAGGGCGTGTGGGTCACCGTCAGGGCGGAGGGCTGCCAGGAGGTCGTAGACCTCCCACGCCTCCACCCAGGACCCGTGTGCCACGGCGTAGTTCCCGATGGCGTAGGCGGCGTAGGTCTTACCCGCTCCCACGTTGCCCAGGAGGATCAGGTTCTTACTGGCCCGGTTCCTGATCCAGCCTCGGATGATGTCGCCCTGGGTGGGCTCCAGGTCGTCCAGGCTGGCGTTGGCGTAGCCGCTGGGGAGCCGGGCGGTCCACCGCTTGGAACGGTTCACGGCCTGAATGGCCAGGCGCTCCTGGCGGTCCTCTGCGGACTCCACCCAGGGGTCAGGTGCCGGACCCTCGGAACCCTTGGCCATGGCTTCCTCCAGGCGCTTGCGAAAGTCACCTGGCAGCGATCCCAGGTCAACGGTGCTCGGTTCAGGTGCCATGGTGTCCATGGTAGGGGCCTCCAGTGTCATGTGGGAATGGTTCGGCTGAACTGCCTGAGTGGGGGTCACCACTGGTCCCCTGCCTTCCAGGTCCTAGACGGGGTGCCGGTGGCCGTGGTCTTGGTGGCCTTGCCGTTGATGTGGTACTCCAGGGAGCCGGTAGTGAGGGGCGGGCTCATGGCCTTCAGGGCCTGGCCCACGACCGCTGGGGTGTGGCCTACTGCCAGGACGGCCTGAACGATCTTCAGGGAGGCCACGTAGGCGTGCTTCCCGGCAGGCTTGGGGGACTGTCGTTCCCACCACCAGTCAGTCAGCACCTTGGCGTCTGCCTTGGCTGCCGTGTCCCGGCCTCCCTCGATGCTGAATAGCGTCCCGCCTGTCGCGTCAGCGGCAGGAAGTTCTCTAGTTCCCGTGGTGTAGTTAGGTGGTCTAGTTATGGTCGTCACGGGTGACGAGGGTGGGTCGTCACCCGTGACGAGGGTGGGGGGGTCACTGGTGACGAGGTGGGGGGGGATGCTGGAGTCGTCACGGGTGACGAGGGTCTGGTCGTGCAGGACGTACATGTTGGAATGGCCTGGGCGGTCCTGAACGGTCAGGTATCCGGCCCGCTCCAGCATGGTCAGGGCTCGGTCCATCGTGGACAGGCTGGCCCCCATGGACTTGGCCAGGGTGGACCGGAGGGGGAACGCCTCCCGGCTGTTGTTGCTGGCGTAGGTGGCCAGGATGGCGTAGGCCCGGACGGCCTGGGCGGACAGGGCGGCGTCACGGACTACGTGGGCGTACACCATCCCGAACCCTGGGCCTGAACGGGTCACCTGAATGGCGGTGTCGGGGGTGGGCTTGCTCACGACTGGGCCTCCAGCGCGTCGTTCAGGATGGCCTGACCCTTGGGCAGTCCGCTGGGGAAGTCCAGGTTCTCGGGGTCATCGGCCACGTCCCAGCCCAGGAGGTAGTAGATGACCGTGCGGCCATGATCCTGGGTCCGCTCCAGGAGGCCGTGGTCTACCAGGACGCCTAGGCCGTAGCGGACCTGGCCCTGAGTCAGCCACGGGCACAACTTCCAGGCGTCCTGGAGGGAGTAGATGGCGTGGCCGCCCATGACCATGGACTGGCCCACCAGGGCGGCGTAGGGGTGCAGTTCAGCGTCTAGGCGAAGTAGTAGGGGGATGGTGGCGAACACGCGCTTGGTGCGGGCCTTGCCCGCGATCTGTTCCTCCCGGGGCGCTTCCCAGTCGGTGGTGTCGGCCACGCGGGCCATGCGGGATGGGGTGGGCTCGGGGGTTGTCATAGGTGGAACCCTACCATGACAAACAGCAAGGCCCCCCACCGTGTTGGTGGGGGGCCTTGGTTCAGCGGAACTAGGTCAGTTCCCCCAGCCAGACTGCCCGGACTGGGCGTTCTGGGGCGGGGTGGCCCAGGGGTCCTGGTTGCCCTCGCCTGCCTGGGCCTGGCGTCCTTGGTCCTGGCCTGAACGCTCGGTCTTGACCACCTTGGCCGTGGCGTACTTCAGGGACGGCCCGACTTCCTCCACCTGAAGTTCCACACTGGACCGCTTCTCCCCGGTCTTGGCGTCCTCCCAGGACCGCTGAATCAGCCGCCCGTAGGCCACCACCCTCATGCCCTTGGTCAGCGATTCAGCGACGTGCTCAGCCGCGTCACGCCAGATGGAGCACCGCATCCACAGAGTCTCCTGGTCCTTCCACTCATTGGTGTTCCTGTCGAACGCTCTGGGGGTGGACGCGATGGTGAAGTTGGCCACCGCTGCCCCGCTCGGGGTGAACCTCAGTTCAGGGTCGCCGGACAGGTTCCCGACTACGGTCACATACGTCTCGCCGCTCATGTTCGTGCCTTCCATTCAGGTGAATCAGGGTGGGTGGTTCAGGGTTGTGTCTCGCGGACCTCTCCCGTATTTCGGCAAAGCCAGGTCCCGTCCTCCTGGCGGGCCCATTCCTCGGTGGACTCCACGGGCAGCACGGCCTGGAAGGTGGCGATGGCGGCGTGATACTCCACGTCCGCTGCCTTCCTCTCAGGCACGGGCTCGGTGTCCGGTGGTGGTGCTGTCGTTCCGGCCTTGGCCTGGATGGCCGCGATACGGGCCTGGAGGCGTTCAGCGCCGGTCTGGGGGCGGGTGTGGCCCGTGGGCCCGGCTGGGCCCCCCTGTTGGATCTGGGGGGCCTCAGCGTGGGCTGTAGGGCCTGTCAGAAAGGGGGCTCGTCATCCTCCGCAGGCGCGGCTGCTGGAGCCGCCACGGGCTGGTCTGCCTTGGCCGCGATCTCCAGGTGGTGGACGTAGTTCCTGATGAGATCCCGAACCGCCTGCACCTGGTCGATGGTCAGGTCATCCGGGCCAGGGAAGCCGGGAGGCCAGTTGCCCCGGATCTCCCCCTGGGCCTTCTCGTCCAGGGCGTTGAACTGGGTCCAGAACGCCTGGATGTGAGTCAGGCGGAGCATGTCGTTCGGGCCGCCTGGGGCCTCCTGCTGGTAGGACATGTCCGCGTGGACCGACCCGGTGCGCTGGGCTGCTGGCGGGGCTGCCGGGGCCTCTGCCTCCGCCTTGGCGGCGATCTCGTCGCCCCGTTCAGCGATGGCCTTGGCCGCGTCGGACTTGGACCACAGATAGGTGGCGACCCCGAACCTCATGGCCGCGTTGCGGATGGCGTCCCCGTAGGCTTCCTTGGTGGCGTTGGGCCCGGTCTTGCCCTGGGCGTCACCGAACCCCAGCCGGGAGATCCCGCCCACGGTGAGCCTGATCCAGAGGCCGCCGTCCGCCCAGGCTGGGGTGCCGGTCTGGGGGTTCAGCGCCATGGGCTCCCAGGACCAGGTGGGGTCCACGCTGTTCAGGCGCATGGTGACCCCGGCGTGGCCCACGTAGGACAGGTGGATGGACCTGGCGTGGTAGCCACCACAGAACGTCCCGTCCGCGCTGGCCTGGGTGCCCTGCCGACACTGGTACTTGTCCCGATCTTCCTTGCGAAGTTGCTTGGGCAGGACCTCGATCTGATCCGAACTGAACGGGGCAGCCAGGGCCTCCCAGATGGTGGGAACCGTTGCGACTGCTGGGGATTCAGCGTCCTGGGCGGTGGGGACGGACGCGGCGGACTTACGTGCTGCTGTTGGCATGGTGGTGTCTCTCTCTCAGGGGGTGGTGGGGTTGGTGATGATGACAGTGTAGGGGCCTGCGTGACTTTCGCAGTAGTCGTCTGCTCTCAGGCTCAGGGCCTTCAGGTTCGTGACCCTCGGTGCGCCTGAACCGTGGACGGCCTCGGCCTCAGTCATCAGGGCGATGGCGTTCACCGTCTCCCCTGATTCAGGGTTGACCAGTTCAGCGGGCACCTGGAACTTGGCCAGGATGGCCAGCCGGGCGTCGCGCTGCCAGCCTTGGTGGTCCCACGCCTTCCTGTTGCTGCCACGCTTCACACTGAATGGGCGACCGTCAGGCAGGGTGCCCTCCCGGTAGTCCATGTCAGCGGCCAGGCGGCCAGCCTCTCGGGCGATGAACGCCTCAGCGACACCCAGGCCACGCTTCAGGTCGGCCACCTGCCCGGCCAGGGTGGCCAGGGCCTCCAGGTCATTCAGGCGGACCAGGTACTGGGTGGCGTTGGCCAGTAGGGTGTCGGCCTCGCCCAGGTTGTCGTTCAGGGCGGCCAGGTTGTCACCCAGGACGGAGTAGGACAGTTCGCCCATGGACTCGTCATAGTTGTCGGCGGCCTTGGGCATGGGCTCGGCCAGCCACCACTCATCGGTGGTGTCGCGGGTGGTGAGGCGGGTCACGCCGTCCTCATTGGGGGTGGTGGTCATGGTGCTGGTCCTCTCTCGGGGTGGGGTGTTGGTAGTACCGTACATCAGCGGTGTGACAGCGTGTGGCGGATGATCGTCCAGGCCAGGCGGCGGTAGTGGTAGGACACGACGCCTGCACCCTCCAGGGCCTGCACCCACCAGGCCGCTGGGGCCTGGTGGGCAGTCCAGACGGTCACGCCCGGTCCAGGATGTACGGGTGGTGGCAGTCGTAACCACAGTGGCGGCTGTCGCACGTTCCGCACCGCATGGATTCCGGGTCCATACCCGGCTGGGACACCCCCGCGATGGGCAGGTTGGTGGTGACGTAGCCGCCAGCCAGGGGGAGATCCATGGCGCTGGTGCCACGGCTGGAGATCAGGGTGAACTGAACGCGGTCGCCCACGTACTCGATTTCGGACACGTACTCCGCCATGCCGTTGCGGTCGCGGATGGCCTGGCCGTGCATCAGGTCGATGGCCTTGATGACGAACGACTGGGAACCGCTGGTCATGTGCGCCTGGGTGAACTTCATGGTGTACCTCCGGGGTGAGTGGTTCAGGTGAATAAGTACAATGTAGTACCCCACTACGGTCCATGTCAAGTAGGGGGCTACCACTACTTTCAGGAGGGCAGCGGAAGGGCCCCAGTCCTAAGACCAGGGCCCTTCCTAGACCACACCCACCCCTGGGTGCCGCACCCATCAGCACAAGACAGTCCGGCAGGACTAGCCCTCAGACAATGAAGCGAACACCAGGATAGCAGGGCCCTACCTGGGCGTCAGGGGGCTGAACGGGTGAGGGCCCGCCCTGGCGTTCAGGACGGGCCCTCAGGGGCGACGATCAGACCACGGCGAACGTGGACCAAACCTGAGCCTTGGTGCGGACGTAGGGGCCCTCCAGGGCACCCTCGGCGCGGCTGATGCTCTGGGCCTCCAGGCTGCCACCCTTGACGGCCCGGAAGTGGTCCAGCCATTCAGTCACGGCGTTGTAGCCGCCCCAGCGGGTGCCGGTGATGCCCTCCAGGGTGGAGGACCCGTGGTACAGGGCCTGGATCTCGGTCTGGATCTCCCGCTTGCGGTCAGCCGCCCGGCCCTCCTGGTCGGCCTGCACGGGGTAGAGACGGGCCACGATCTTGGCGAACTCCGCGTCCACCATCGGGGTGTCCATCATGGCCTGGGCCTTGATGGTCAGGGCCTCGGAGTAACCGGCAGCCAACTTGATGGCCTGGGCTGCCAGGTCCATCCGCACCTGGGCGTTCGGGGTGTGGCTGATCTTCCACGTCCGCTGGGCCTTGGCGATGGACGCCTGGACCGCGTTGGTGCAGGCCAGGCGCATCCCGGTCAGGGCGAACGTCAGGGCCGCGCTGCCGTCGTGGGCGTTGCGGATGAGCAGGTCCAGTTCGGTCACGTCCGTGCCGCCGTCCGGGCGGGTCAGGCTGACCGGCATCAGGAGGTCCACGACCAGGAGGCTGGCGTTCCCAGCGTGGAAGTCAGCCGCCCCAGTGATCTTGGAACCCATGGCCCGGAGGTCATCGGCCACGGCGAACGCTCCAGCGTTCTGGATGGGGCGGAACCGGCTGCCGACGACGGAGAGCACCTTGTCGGTGCCGTCAGGCATAGGGCGGACGACGGCCTTCAGGCCGGGTGCCTCCAGGAAGTTGGCGAACCCCATGGGCTCGTCGTCGGCCTTCTCGTAGGCCACGATGTCCTGGAGCCGGACTGCGTAGTCCAGGCCAGCGGCGGCGAGGACTTCAGCCACGGGGGCGTCGGTGACGTTCAGGTTGCCGCCCATGACGTTCCAGGGCATCTGGCGGGCGGTTCCGTAGGCGGGGGTCTGGACTGGGGTGGTGGTCTTGGTGGCCATGGTGTGGTGCCTCTCAGGTTCTCGGTCAGCCGTTGCTGTTCCGGTGAATGAAACGATAGTAGTCCCCTACGCCCTTGTCAAGTCGTTCAGGTGAATGAATCCAAACGGGCCCGCCCCCCATGCCAGGAGACGGGCCCGCGAGAGAGGATCAGCACCGCTGACCCCCGCCCAGGGCACCACCCCTGGGCAGGTTCTTGGTCCTACTCGACCTGGACCAGTGAGCCGTCCACCAGGACGTTCTCACCGTCTGGGCCCACCAGGGCCTGCCAGGAGCCCTTGGGGGCCGTAGCGACGACACTCTGGCCATCCGGCAGGGTGTCAGCCGTCACGGGCTCAGGAGCCGCTACAGGCTCATCCTTGGGGGTCTTGGGACGGGGTGCGCTTGGGCTCATGCTGGACCACTTCCTGTTCTGGCTGGGTCGGACTTGACGTAGCCGGACAGGAATGTCACGGCGGTGGGTAGGAGGGCGACGATCAGGAATAGTGCCACCGGGGGCAGGCCACCCAAGACCTGAGGCGATGCCTGAATGGCCAGGATGATGCCGACGACGGCGGACGCGATCAGCGACCCCAGGGTAGAGGCGATCACCTTGGGGGAGACGGTGGTGGCCGGGTCTGGAACCACGGTCACGGGAATGGGCTCGGGAATGGGCTCGGTCATGACTTGGTGCCTTCCTTGCTGAGTTGAGCCCGGACGGCCTTGGCGGCGTCAGGGTACTGCTGATCTAGGATGCCCAGGATTATGCGGAGGTTGTCGGCGTTCAGTCTGGACTGGACCAGGGTGGCCTTGGCTGGGGTGGAGCCCTTGTCGATGCCCAACGCCTGGGCTTCGATCAGGGCGGTCATGTTGGCCTTGTTCAGGTTCACTGATGACTTGTAACAGACCCCGGCTGGGTTGGTGCAGTCCGCGATGGCGTCGGCGGCCTTGTTCGCACCCAAGGACAGGAAGATCAGGAGCGCCATGGACACCAGGCCGGTGATGCCCAGCAAGCCCACCCAGGCGCGTCTGAACACGTCAGCGCGGGCACGGCGGCGGATCAGTCCGGGGTCGGCGTTCACAACCTCCTGAATGGCGTCGTTCGTCCGCTTGGTCTTGGCAGCCTCTGGCGTAAGTGGTTCAGTCATGGTGCCACTGTCGCAGTCTGAACCATGCGGGTGAGCATCCCCTTGACCTGGCCCAGTGAGACGTTCACCTCGCCTAGGGTCTTGGTGGTTACCGCGTTCGCCTGAACAGTGGCGGTCTGGGCAGCGTGCATCTTGTCGATCTCGACTCTCCATTCAACGTGGAACGCTCGGCGGTCCTCCAGAACATCGTGGTGGTGGTCCTGAATCAGCATGACCAGGCGCTCCACGTCGGCCTTGCCCTGAACGACCTCCCGGAGGGTGGTGTTCTCCCGCTCCACGGCGGCCAGCCGGGTGTCCCAGGTGACCTGATCGGCGCGGTGCTTCTCGGCCAACAGTTCGCGCTGCCGGTCATCCTCGTCCCGCTCCAGTTTCAGGACCTCCACCTGTTCCTTCAGGGCCGCGTTGGACTCACCCAGCGTGGTCACGGTCGCCTTGGCATACGACGCCCGGAGGTACGCGGCGGCGGAGCCAACAGCGGCCAAAATGACCAGGATGATGCCGATTACGCCCAGCACCGGCTGAATGGAGTCCAACACGTCCGCCCCTTAGCCCTTGGTGACTGTCGATGTCCAGGCGGCAGCCCAGGTCCCGGCACCGATCAGGGAGTCCGGGTGGAGGCCCTTCTCGCGCTGGAAGGCCAGGGCCACGGCGGCGGTGCCTGGGCCGTAGCGGCCATCAGCGGTGATCTTCCAGCCGCGCTTGGCCATCTGGGTCTGCCAGGCTGCCAGGTCGCTGCCGTGGCCGTAGTAGCCGCTCACGGACGCCTTGGGGCCGGTGGACGGGCCGAAGTACCAGCCGACACCCAGGGGGAACTTGGGTGCTCCAGCGACCGTGTGGGACGGTGCGGTGGCCGGGTAAGCGGACGCCGCCCCGGACGGGTGGACGGGGGTGGCGAACGTGCCGAAAGAGTGGGCCTTGACCTGGGCGTACAGGAACGTGCCAGGGCACGCGGTCTGGAACAGGTCCCGGTGGCCTACCACGACGCTCCCGGCCCCGTGGTCCCGGACCATCTGGCACGCCGACTGGAGCCCGGAGATCAGGGCCGTGGGGGTCGGGTCGCCCTCACCCGTGATGGCACAGATGGCGTAGTAGGACAGGTTCGCGGCGGTGGTGCCGTTGGCGGCGGAGCCACGGGTCAGGCCGCGCCCCTCGTAGATCAGGCCGTGCTGGCAGACCAGGAAGTTGTACGCGATGTCAGCCCAGCCACGGGAGTCCTGATGGAACGCCTGAATGGAGCGGACCATGGCGTCACACGCGGTGTGGGCGAACGTCCCGATCTTGGGGCCCTCCCAGTGAATGGCGGACCCCAGGATGTTTGATCCCAGTGGGTTGCCGCTGCCTCGGGATGCGCGGGCACCCCACTCTGCTCGGGTTCGGACTTGGGTCATGGCGGTGGTTCCTCTCAGGGGGATGTTCGGGTTCGGCCAGACTACGGGGTTCGGCTGAACAGTCAGGGACTACATCACCGCGATCCAAGACAGGGTGGCGGCCCCGGACAGGGCGGGCGTGAAGTTGTTGACGCTGAAGTGGAACCCCAGCGTGGTCACGGAGTCGATGCCGATGCTGATACGGGAACTGGTCGTGGACGCGGTGACCTTGGGGATGGTGGCGAACGCGGCTGGGAATGACTGGGTGCCCGACGCGGCCCCCGTGGTGGCTGCCAGGCTGGCCAGGGCCACGCTGCCGGTGGCGGTGGGCTTCAGGTTCGGGGCGGTGACGTTCCCGGTAGAAGTCAGGCCGGGGACGTTCACCACCTGGCGGAACGACGCCGACGTGGCATCCCAGTACATCTGCCCCACGTCCCCCTGGTCCCCAGTGATGTTGACGTGGGTGTACGGTGCGGCCCCGCCCGCGTCCGTCTGGAACGTCTCGATGGTGATGCCACCAGGGGTGTTCCCAAAGTTGCCGCTGGTGAACCCCACATTGGAGTAGCCGCTGGTCCCCCCGCCCGGCGTGCCCTGGATTCTAATGCCAGCGGGGGCAGTCTCCTCGGCCAGGCCGCTATACGCCAGGAGTGTGGAGACGTTGGCACTGGTCAGTTCCCACCGCTGCCCGGACGCGGCGGTGCGGATCAGCGCGCCCGTGATGGTCTTGCCGTCCAGGGCCCCCGCCTGGATCTTGGTGCCCGTGATGGCGTCGGCGGCGATCAGGCCAGCGGTGATCGTGCCCGCTGCGATCTGCCCAGCGGTGATGGTGTTGGCGGCGATCTGGAGGGCGGTAACGCTGCTGGACACCAACTTGTCCCCGGTGAGTGACCCCACCGCGATCCGGGCGGCGGACAGGGTGCCAGCGGTGATCTTCCCGGCGTCCAGGTTGGCGATGACTGCGCTGTCGATGGTCCTGGCAGCCCAGGCTCCCGTCAGGAACGCCCATTGGCCGATGATGACCCCAGCGGAAGTCTGGAACCACACGTCCCCGTCCACGTAGGCGGTGCCAGAGGCGGCCAGGGTGGAGTAGGTGACCTTGTTCTTGCCGTTGGCGGTGGTCTGGGCGGTAGTCGCGGTGGACTGGGCGGTGCTGATGGCCGTATTGGTGGCGGCGTCGATCTGGGCGGCGGTGACGCTGCCAGCGACCAGAGCACCCCCGCTGATCGGCGTCCCCACCAGGTCGGTGGACACCAGTGGCGTGGTGACGGCGGAGCCCTGGGCGGACGGGGTGGAGGCGTTCCCGGACGTGTCGTAGGCCACTAGGCGGTAGTACCAGGTGGTGTTATACGCCTGGTCCCCGATCAGGAGGATGTCGGGCCCAGCCATGGAGCCCACCAGGGTGGTGGGGTCGGGGGTGAAGCCGCTGGTCACTGAACGGTGAACATCCACCCGGCTGGTGTCCAGGGTCATGGCGTGGGCGGCGTTGTCCTTGCCGTCCCAGGTGACGGTGACGACGCCCAGGCGGACGCTGGTGGTGGGTGTGGATGGCGTCACGGGCGGTGTGGCGTCGGCGGCGGTGGTGACATTCACGGTTCCGCTGAACGCGCCCGCGTGGCCGGATGTGTCCACCGCTCGGATCTTGAACGACTGGGCGAACCCAGCCGGGTAGGGGCTGTTGGACCAGCGGACGATCCCACCAGACGCGCTGATGTCTGCCGGGTACACGATGACATCAGCGGGGAAAGCCGTGGCCCAGGTGTAGACCTCGTAGCGGGCCAGGTCGTCACACGCGGTGGCGTTGGTGTTCAGGGTGACAGCAGACCAGGTGAGGGTTACCTGGGCGTGAGGGAGTCCTTGGTCGTCCAGGTAGGCCACGGAGGCGGTGGCCAGGCCGGTGACGGCGGCGGGGATGGTGGTGTCGATGCCCGGCGTCAGTGGGACGGGTGTCGCGCCTGAACCGCCAGCGATGGTGGACCCGCCCGTGATCCCGGACACGCGGCGGGTGGTGCGGATCTCCTGCTCCACGAACCTGTCATTCAGGACGACGTTGCCGCCCACGACCCCCTGTTCGTCACGGGTCAGGGTGATCTGGCGGACCCGGTAGGCCACAAGGGCTCCTAGGGCGTTGTCCGGGTCGCCCACCGCCACGAAGTCGCCCAGGGCGTAGTTCTGGACAGGGAGCCAGCGTGGGGCCACCAGGGTGAGCCCAAACGTGCGTTCTATCCGCTCGGCTGCCGTGCCCTCCAGGGCGGCGTCTGCCAGCGTCGTCATGGTCCCCAGGTCTGACACCCCACCCTGGGTGATGTACGTCTCCTGGCGGCCCCACGGAGCCGTTGCGGCCCCATTCAGGCGTTCCAGGCTGACCCCATTGTCCCCGTCCACGTAGGCGAAGTTGGCCAGGGCCTCCCAGGTGCCAGTCCACGGTGCCTCGGTCAGGTCCCGCCCGTACCGGAGATCCACGACTGGGTTGGCGGCGTCCAGTCGGCGGCCCATGGCCGTGTCCGCGTTGAACATCTGGAGGGTCCGGCCCCTGAACCGGAAGTCCACCAGGCCCTGGTCGAACAGGTTGCGGATGATGGCCAGGTAGTCCTTGCCCGGCTCGTAGTACAGGGTGACGGTCTTGGCCCAGGCCACCCCCGCGCTGTCCAGGGTGGTGGTGAAGTCGAACGTGATCCCGGTCAGGGCCCCACGGGTCTGGGCCTCCTGGATCAGAGTCCGCATGATCGTCCCAGCGGTGGCGGTCAGGAACGCCCGCTTGCCGTCCGCGTTCAGGAGGCCGCTCGGGAGCACCTTGGCGGTCTGAAGCCGCCATGAGTAGGCGGCTGCCTCAGCGGTGATCCGGCTGGGACGCTTCACGGAGTCGCCCTTGCGGCGGAGGTAGACGTACCGGCAGTCGTCGGGCTCAGACCAGTTCAGTCCACCATCGGCGCTGATCTCCAGGGCCAGTTCACACGGAGCGTTCAGGATGGCGACTTGGGGGGCGGTCTTGCCGTACTCCAGGGACAGGCCCCCGGTGTCGCCCAGCACCATGGCCGCGTTGACCTTGGCGGGTGCGGGCAGGACTCCCAGGCTTGCGCCGTTCGGGGCGTATGCCTTGACCCGCAACTTCACAAGAACTTCCTCCGCGCTCGGATACTGAGGGCGGTGGCTGCCGTGAAGGCGGTCCCGCTCAGGTTCACCTGAACCCTACGGGCCGCCGTGACCAGGGCCGGGTTCAGTGTGAGCATCCTGGCCTGGTCGCTGAAGTCGGTGATAGCCACGGCGTCGGTGCCGGTGGTGTCGGCGGAGCCCAGGCCCAGGGTGGTGCCGGTGCGCGAGGACCAGGTGCCCGCGTTCACTCGCCAGTTCGTCCCAGCCGGTAGGGCTTGGTTCAGCCGAACGATGCGACCGGAGGCCACGTCAGTGATGGTCGGGTTCGTCGCCGGGCCCACCACCAGGTAGATCCCGTCCTGAATGGGTGCCGTCCCACCCCTAAGGGGGACAACCTCCTGAACGACCCCCGACGCTGCCCCGACCGTCCCGGCCCAGTCGGTCGTGGCTGGGTCCTGCCAGAACGCTCCAGGGATGTCAAACGACACGGTGAACCGGCCCACCTGGCCCAGGTCGATCTCAGGCACCATGGCGTCCAGCCGCCTGCACATGGCCTGGCGGGTGGTGCCGATCCCGTCCACGACCTCCCTGAGGTCCGTCAGGGCATACCGCTTGCTGAACAGGTGAATGAGGCTGTCCAGGTTCTCCCTGAACGTGCCGATAGAGTCAGCGACCTGGAGGCCGTCCACGTCGGTGCCCCGGACGAACATGGACAGGACGTACAGGCCGGTGTTGTAGTCCTCGTCCAGGGCGGGGATGACGCCGTGGATGCCGGGGGCTTGGTCGTCGCCCTGGCGGACGCCGGGCACCCCCAACTTGGCCCCCTCGATGTTCCAGGCCAGCGTGTCCAGGCGCACCCCGTCCACAGTGATCGGGTAGGCGGTGGTGTTGCTCATGTCGGTGCTGCCTCTCAGCCGGTCAGGCCCAGCGCGGCGACACGCTGGAGGGTCTTGTTAGTGGTCACGGATAGGGGCTCAGCCACGGGGTTGTAGGCCACCATGCTGACGTGGACGCCGGACTTCATTACCGGCCCACCACCACCAACCCCACCCAGACCCCCGCTGGCCCCCGTGCGGGCCCTGCCAGCGGACCCAAACGTCAGGCCGGGCACGTTGACCCCTCCGAACGCTGGGACGGCGGCGGTGGCCATGCGGAGGGCGGCGGCCCGGACCAGGTGCGTGTTGTCGGTCAGGCCGGTAGCCAGGGCGGCGCTGATAGACCTGCCGGAGTAGAGCGTCCAGCCGCGACCGCTGAACGGGCCTTCCTTGGCCGGGCTGAATGGGAGCAACTTCCGGGCCGCCCCTAGGACGTTACGGACTGCCCCGGTCACGGCTCCTAGACCGTTGCGGATTCCGTTGGCCAGCCCGGCGATGATGGAGGCCCCCGCGTTGTAGAGCATGGTGCCGACCGCACCCAGGGCACCCAGGATCTTGGCGGGCATCGTCTTGACGAACCCCACGACCCCGGCGACCCCGGAGGACACCCCGTTCTTGATCCCCATCCACGCGCTGGAAACTACACCAGAGGCCCTGGACATGGCCCCGCTGATGTAGCCCACCACGGCGTTGAACGCGCCAGACACCCAGCCCTTCACGGCGGCCACGGCCCCGCTGATGAACGCCTTGATGGAGGACCAGTGCTTGATGACCAGGGCCACGGCCAGGGCCAGCGGGCCACCGATGATCCCGACCAGGAGGACCCAGTGGGACTTGACGAACCCCACAACGAAGGCCACGGCGGTGGACACCCAGCCCTTGATGTTGTTCCAGGCGTTCACGATCCAGCCAGTCACGGCGGCCCACGCCGTGGACGTGGCCTTCACGATGGTGTCCCAGTTCTTGACGATCAGGGCGACGACGGCGACGACGGCGACGATGACCCAGCCGATGGGCCCCATGCCCAGCACCCAGGCGGCGGCCATCCTGGCCCCCTGGATCAGCGACTGGGTGCCCATGAGGACCCAGCCTCCGATGACGCGGGCGAATGACAGGCCCTGGGAGGCTGCCCCCGCGATGGAGTCAGCGGTGAGCATCAGCCAGATAGCCGCCGTTTCGGCCCCAGAGGCCACGGCGGCGATGCCCTGGGCGACCCACCCGGCGACGACCTTAGCGGCGGACAGGGCAGCCTGGATGCCAGCGGAGATCATGGCTGGGATGAACACGGCGGTGATGATGCCCGCGATGATGGAGAACACGGTGGAGTGCTGCCCGACGAACTTGGCGGTGTTGGCGAACCCCTGCCCCAGGGCACCGATCACCTGAATGGCGATCCTCACGGCCCCGACCACGACCCCCGCGATGATGCCAGCGACCCGGATCAGGACGGGCACGATGACCTGGAGGGCGGCCATCAGGTAGCCGCGTGTCGCGGTGGCCACGTTGACGATGACGGCGACGAACGCCAGCACCCCAGGCATGGCCCCCTGGAAGGCAGCCACCAGGGCTGTCAGGGCGGGCTTCACGTTGGTGTTCCAGACAACCACCAGGGCGGCGAACGCGGGCCGGACCACACCCATGACCTGGGCGGCGAACGTGACCAGGGCAGCCTGGACGACGCCCACCAGGTTGCTGAACCCAGTCCCGGCAGCGGTGGCCCCGGACAGGCCGCCAGTGAGGGAGGACCAGAGCGCCGGAAGGCCCCCGGCGACCCGTGCCACCCAGCCGACGACCACGCTCATAACGCTACTGAAGCCCTTGAACGACGCGGCCAGGCCGTTGGTCACGGCGGGAATCAGGGTGGAGATCAGTGGGACCAGGGGCTTCAGGATGTTGGCCATGCCCATGTTGAACGTGTCCATCAGGGTGGACCAGGCCCCAGCCATCGTATGGGACTGCTTCTCCATCATTCCGCCGAACGCGGCGGTGGACTTGGTGCCCTTCTCCAGGCCCGCGATCAGGGCCGGGACAGCCTTGTCGGACAGGATCTTGCCCTTAGTCACCATGTTCTGCATCTCGCCCGTGGTGACCCCGTAGGTGTCCGCGAGGATCTTCAGGGCGGGGATGCCAGCCTCAGTCAACTGGAGCAATTCATCGGACTGGATCTTGCCCTTGGCCTGCATCTGGCCGATAGCGGTGGTGACCTGCTGGATCTGTTCCTTGCCACCACCCAGCCCGGCCACCGCGTCCCCGATGCCGGTCAGGGTGGGGATGACATCCTTGGCGGCGAAACCCATGGCCAGGAGGCGCTGGGAGGCGCGCACCACGTCGGGGAACTCAAACGGGGTGGCGGCGGCGAACTTCTGGAGTGTGCCCAGGAAGTCCTTGGCCTTGGTCCCGGAGCCCAGCATGGTGGTGAACGCGATGTCCGCCTGCTGAAGGTTGCTGGCGGTCTTGATGCCCATGACGACGGCCCCGGAGGCGGCGGCGGCGAACCCCAGCCCTAGTCCGACCGCTGCCTTCTGGGCCAGGCCGAACACGGCTGGGGTCTTGCCGACCGACTTACTGACCCCCGCCAGGCCCCGTTCAGCGGACGACGTATCCGCCGTCACGTCCACCTGGAGTTTGGCGGCGGTGATGCTCATGTCGGGCCCTTCAGTTCAGGGGAACTGCTAGGCCCCGTTGGTTGGCGATCCGTCCTTGACCTTCTGGGCGTGAGCCTCAGCGTCCTGGGCTGCCTCAGACATGAGGACCCAGGTAAAGGGCTGGGTCTGGAGATCCCACGGGGCCACCCGGAGGTACTGGGCTGCCTTCAGCAACCTGTACCAGCCGGGTGGCTCCCCGATACGACCGTCCGTGACCAGCCACCGCTTCAGCCCTTGCGTTCCGGGGGGTTCATGTCCTCACCTACGGCAGACAGGATCGACATGAGGAAGCCCAGGGGCATCTGCCGGATCGTGGCGATGTCGGAGGGGATGCGCTCCCCTTCATCGTCCAGCACGTCCCACCAGCCGATCAGCGGTTCCATGGCCAGTGCTACGCCGGACAGGTCACCCTCCTGGGCCTTCTCCTGCACGGCCTGGGCCACTTCCACGCTGAACGCGGCTGGGTGGTAGGCGAAGTCCACGATCTCGTCCTCCCAGGTGATCTGGGATGCCTTCTGTTTGGATTTCATCTGGGTGAGGCTTATGGCCACGGTGTGATCCTCTCTCTCGGTGGTGCGTTGTGGTTCAGGTGAATCAGAGGGTGGCGACCTTGTTCTGGACGGTCACCTTGGTGGCCCGCCCCCAGGCCGCGTCATGCACGACCACCAGGGACGGGTTGATTGCGTACACGCCGGACTCGTCGCTGAACTGACCAGGAGCGGTGCACTTCACGGCGAAGTCCCAGGTGAACTTGGCCCGCACGTCGGCGGCCAGACCGGGGTACGTCGCCTTGGCCGCGATAACCGGGCCGGTGGCCTCGATGCGGAGGAACTTGGTAGTGCCAGCGGTGAGCCGACCCAGCCAGGCGATGCCCTCGGCGTTGGCCTCCATGAGTAGTTCGACCTTGGCGTCCGGGTCTTGGTTCTCCACGATTCCGCTGAATGAGTTGATGGCACAGTTCAGGAACCACACCGGGTCGAACCGCTTGCCCACCGATGGCTTCAGGGACACCACGTTGTCCAACTTCACCCCGGTGCCGGTGATACCGCCCAGGTCGGCCACGATGTCCGCCGTGTAGACACACACCTGGCCAGGCAGGATGGGCGTCAGGTTCGACGGCGTGACCAGCCCAGCGGCCAGCACGGCGGTGGTGTCCACGCGCTGGCCCACCAGGGTGCCCGCCATCTTCACGTCTGCACGGGACACGTCCAGGCTGAAGTCGGTGAACACGGCCAGGGCAGAGCGGACGGCCAGGGTGGCATCCCCTTGCTCCACCACGAACGTCTGGGGGTCATCAGCGCCGGAAGATGCCGGGCTGAATACGTGGGTGTAGGCCCCGGTGGGAGTGGCCCCGTCCATCGTCTGGGTGGACACCGGCTTGGTGAACACGGACGCCAGAGGATAGATCACTTCCTCGTAGGTCGGCTGGCCGTCAGCCTTGCCGCTGGCCCACGCTTTGTTCTCCGCCACGACGGTGACGTACTTGGACCCCTTGGGGCGGAACTCGGAGGTATCCGCCTCCGGCTTCAGGTCGATGTTCATGGAGCCCAGTCGCCGGGTCGCAACGCCTCCGACGCCTGGGGTCGCTTCCTTGCCGATCTGGACGACTTGTACGCCGACGCTACGGGTCATTTCCTTGCTCCCTCTACTGGGTGATGATGCTGAACAGGCCGCCGATGTGACGGTACTCGATCCCATTCACCTGTTCCGGGTACTGAATCGCCGTGGCTCGGCGTCCAGTGAGGATCAGGCCACCCTGGGATACGGGTGCGTTGTGGTTCCCCGTCAGGAGGGCGTAGAGCCGTCTGGCGATGGGTGCGGTGGCGGCGTAGGACTCGGCCTTGTCGGTGGCTCGGACGGTGACGGGGAAGGTCACCATGAGCCGGTCGCCCAGGCCGACCGGGTTCCAGTCGGTGCCGTCCCCGATCTGGAAGATGATGAACGGGAACGGTGTCCCCTCAGGTGCCACAGAGTCCCATGTCCTGGCAGCCGCCGCCAGGGCCGTGGTGACCCCCAGGAGGGCCTGGATCTCGGCGTCGGCGGTGATGGTGCCCACCACCCATTCAGCGACCCCTAGGGCCTCGTCTCCGAACCTCATCCCGCTACCTTCCTCATGGCCATGACGAACACTGGGGCCACCTGGTTGATGGCCGGTCCCAGGAAGGGGTGGGCCGCCATGTGGACGGTCCCGTACTCCTGGTAGATCCCGTAGTCCGCCCCGACGCTCACCCGGTAGTGAAGCGGGGTCACCATGACGGTCTGGATGGAGGCCCGGAGGATGCCGGTCAGGACAGGTGCCCTGACCTTGGCTCCAGCCTCGATGTCGAACGCCGCCTTACGGACGATGGCCCCAGCGCGGGGGCGTAGTTGGGCGGCGATCTTGGGCAGGTGGTTGAACACGATGGTGGTCTTGACGTTCACCAGGCTCACCGGGCTGGGAAGGTCACACGTTGGGCCCAGACGACCTGGGCGGTGGCCCAGCGGTCGGTGTCGCCTTCACTGACGACCTCATAGACCTCGGTGGCGGACACGGTGATCCGGTCCCCGGCACGGATGTCCACCAGGTCGGTGGTGATCTTGTACGCGGTGCCACCCTGGAAGCGGTCAGCGATGTTCGCGGGTATCTCGTCAGGTCGCCCGTCGATGCGGACCATGATGGGCGTGCCCGCGCTCCATGCCCGTGCCCGTCCGCCTGAACCGTCAGGGGTCAGGGTCTGGGTGGACAGGTCAGCGGGCGTGGGCCGGTGCTCCGACTGAACCTCTCGCATGTAGGCGATCTCAGCGGCGTCTAGCGTCACGGGCGTGGCCCCTTACCGTCCCAGGCCACGGCGTGGCCCGTGCTGATGGCCAGCGTGGCGTAGTCGGCGTCCTGGGCCATGATGATGGCCGCCAGGTATCGCCCGTACTTCTCGGTGCGGTCCTTGACGGTGCGGATGACCACGGCGGAGCCCAGGGGCAGGATGGCCTGGGCCCACGCCTTGGCGTCCTTGCCTGCCTGGGTGGCCTTCTCGGGGGCGTTGATGCCCACGATACGGACCTTCAGGAAGCGGGTCTGGTCCAGGCCCAGGTCCACGTTCAGGTGAACCGTGTCCCCGTCCACGACCTCCACGATGGTGGCGGCGTACTCGTACATGGTCAGTCCCCCGCGTCTGAACCGCGATGAGGCCCACGGTCGTGTGGCCGGTCGGGCCAGTTGTCGATGCCACCAGGAGCACCTGGGGCGCTGGAGACGCGGCGTTCAGTCAGCCACACGCGGACAGGCTCCCAGGTCGCCAGGAGGGCCACACGGGCCGCCCTGTCCCCACCCAGGGCGATGGCCCTGGCTCGGGTGTTGCGGATGCGCCTGGCGGCCTGCTGGCGGAAGGCCAGGGCTCGGGCTTCCTCGTCCGGGTTCAGGCTCACGGAATCAGCGCCGTGTAGTCGTACATGCGGGACTCCTGGCGACCTACGACGGTCGCGGAGCCGTGGCACTTGGCCGCGTAAGTGGCGATCATGCGTTCGATGTTGGCCAGCACCGCTCCCTTGTCGTAGGTAGCATCGTCGGCGCTGAACGTGAAGTCCCCAGCGACCTGGGCGGCCTTCCAGCGCCACCCCTCCAGGGCGGCCACGTTCAAGTCCCAGGTCAGGACATAGCCGGGGTCAGTCGGCCAGAGGCCAGCCGGGTCTTGGCCTTGGGCCCCGTCGATCAGGAGGCCCAAGGCGGTGGTGTCCAGGACCGGGCGACTGCTGGCAGCCACCATGTAGGTCAGTCGCGCCGTGGCGGTCACCCGGTCCATGGGTCACTTCTCCTGGTCGGGCTCGGCCACGGGCGTCGGGGGGTTGTCCTCCGGGTCGTCAGGGTCGATGTCGTGGGAGTGGTCGGGCAGGCCGGGCCGGTCGTCCGGTGCTGGCCCGGCGATGACCTCCGCCACGGTGAGGCCCTTGCTGGGCTCATCCGGTGCGGGGGTGGCGTCGTCGGCGGCCTCCTGGAAGGTGGCCCCCTTCAGGGTGGACGGTGCCTCGGTGGCCACGTCCTTGGTCTTGGCGTCGGTGGTCTTGCGGGTGGTTGCCATGTTGCCCTCCAGGGCGTTCAGTGGTTCAGGGGAACAGACGGTGGCCCGGCTGGGCGACCACATACATCATCCAGCCGGGCTCACGATCACGGAAGGGCGGCGGACTGAAGGACGGCTGCCGGGTAGCGGCTGGCCTCCACGGCCTGGTCATAGTTCAGCGGGTTGGCGACCTGCCAGCCCGCCCTGAAGGTGATACGGAGGGCCACCATGTCCTGCTGGGCCAGGTTGTACTGGATGGCCCCAGCCTGGTCCTGGATGACGGCCTCAGTGAGCACCTTGTACGTCATGTCCTTGCGGATGCCCAGGACGAACTGGTCCCACTGTCCAGCGAACGCCAGAACACCCTTGACTGCCGGGCCGGGGGTCGCGCTGGTCGCAACGGGCCAGAGGCCGCGCATTGGGTAGGTGATCGGGTCGCCGTCGAACTCGGACAGGTCGGTGTTCACGCGGTCCCGGTCCAGCCGGTCACCGAACGTGTTACGCGCCTGGCGGAGGTAGCGGCGGATGCCACGGGACGCGGCGTAGCCGGTCGGGTCGTAGCCGTCGTCCTCCAGCGTGCTGACCACGCTGTCCAGGTTCGCCATGAAGCCACCCGTTGAGGCCGTGGCCACAGTGGGGGAGTCCACGAAGTTGCCAGCCGAAATGGCCGCTGCCCGGATGTTCGTCGGGAACGACGCCGGGGCGTTCGTGCCGAAGAAGATGGCCTGGTCAAGGGCACGGGCGATAGCCGTTTCCAACTTGGGGCGGACCTCGCCCCAGATGTCGAAGTCGGAGTCGTCCAGGACGTTCTCCGGGACGGGGACGATGGCGGCCAGTTCCTCGATGTTGAGGTACTTGTTGCTCCACCCCATGGAGGTGGTCTGCTTCAGGCCGGTGTCACCGTTGACCCAGTACGCGGTCGGCAGCGCGGACAGGACGGGGAACCTCTGCTGGGCCTTGCTCACCGTGGCACGGCGGAACAGGGTCATGGCAGCGGACTGGTCCTTGGCGTTGTCGAAGATCTGCTGGGCGTAGTCCTCTGCGATCGGCACGTCTCCGCGTGCGACGACGTTGTTATAGGCCATCTGGGTGTTGCTCCATTCAGGAGGCGGGGGACGGGGTTAGCCGTCAGCCCTGGATCGTTCCCCTACCCGCGAGAGTGCGGATCTGGGCGTTCATGTCGCTGGAGGGGGAGCCTCCGGTGTGCTGGCCTGCACCCGCGTCGGCGCTGGTGCGCTTGAACAGGTACGGGTCGGACGCCTTCAGGGCGGTGATGAGGGCCGCCACGTTCGTGGCCTTGCCCTGGTCGTCCACCTGAATGTCGCCCTTGATGAGCCCGTAGACCGTGGTGGGGTTGAACGCTTGGGCGGCCTCAGCGGCTGTCCTCACGGTCCCCCCGACTTTCAGGTCCCGGTTCTCGGTGCGTAGGCGTTCCGTCTCGGCCTTCTCAGTCTCCCGCTCGCGCTGGGCAGTCTGTTCAGCCGTTTCGTTCGCCTGCTGGGCTTGCTGGGCCTGGGTCTGGAAGGTGTTGCGTTCGGTCCTATATCGGGCCGCTTCCTGACGGGCTTCCTGGGCGTCCTTGGCGACCTTCTCCACGTAGGTGCGGGTTGCAACGTCCGCGATGGTGGTGGGGTCGAACTGGGTCGTCCCGGTGTTGCCCTGGCTGCCGGGCTCCTGGCCCGTCCCGCCGTTCTCCTGGCCGTTCTGTTGGGCTCCTGGCCCTGCCTGCGACGTGGTGCCTGCCTCCTGGGCTGACTGTCCGCTGTCGTTCGTTGCCATGGTACTGGGTGTCCTCTCCTGGTTCGGGTGAATGAAGCGTATCTGTCGTAGTTCAGGGGTGCCGGGTACGCGCCTACACGGTGTCCCGGTAGAGGGTGGCCAGGTCCCCGGAGTGGATCTCACGGGCGGCCAGGCCCTGGGTGGCCCGTTCAGCCCAGGAGTCGAACACGACGCTGGATGCCACCCCCAGTTCAGCGGCCTGGTCGATGGAGGCACCGAACGCGGAGGCGAACTGGGGGGCGTTCTCATTCTGATTCACCTGAACGGGGATGAAGCCCAGGCTGTCCCTGTCGTCAGTCCACATGACCCCAACCTTCAGGCCCAGCGGTGCCTCCAGGTCACACCACCGACCCTGGCCCGCCATAGCCTTGGCGTAGGACAGGCCCGTCGCCGTCACCCCCATGTGGGAGTCCTCGATGTGGTTCTGGGCGTCCGGGTGATCGTAGTAGTCAGGCATAGCGTTCCTTCCTCAGGCGACCGTGTGGCCGTAGTTGTCCGCGCTGACCTTGCCGGTCCAGCCCGGTGGCTTCACCCAGCCCTTGGGCACCTGCTGGGCCTCCACGATCCACTTCCCCTGATTGTTCTTGTAGACGGCGTGGACCAGGAAGTCCAGGTCCCGGTCCAGGAGTAGTTCAGCCTCCCCACCACCGACGCTGGAGATGATGCCCTGGCCGGTGGGCGACCCGGACACGTAGGCCCCCTTGGTCCCAGCGGACACCCTCAGGTGCAGGCGGACCTTCTGCCCGGAGTCCATGGCCCCACGGTCGTTCACCGACGTGGACAGGAACCCCTTGTCGGTGAGGATCTTGCCCATGAGGGAGGACGGGTCAGTGCCGTAGGGGATGCCAGCCCAGTCCAGGTACGTGTTCCGGGTCACCACGATGTCCGTCTCCAGGGGCGGGTTCTTGGCCATGGCCTTGTCGATGGCCTTGATGGAGCGGTGGGTGGCGTTGCCCCCACGGAGGGCAGGGTTCAGCGTGTTGTACCCGGAGCCCGTGTAGGACTTCAGGGCGGACAGTTCGGTGGTGGAGTAGTCGCTGGCCTTCAGGAACCGGGGGTAGGACCAGGTGGCCCCGTCCTTGGTGGTGCGGAGCACCAGTGCCCCGTCCAGGCCCTCGTCGCCGTGCTGGATGATGATGCCGTTGGCTTCCCGCCAGTCCACGACATCCTTCTCGTAGACCTTCACGGCGGTCTTGTACGCCTCCAGGGCTTGGGCATGGGTGGCCTCAGCGTCGGCCAGAACACGCTTGGCTTTGGGGAACAGGTTCAGGGCGGTGTCGTACTGCTCCTGGGTGATGTATGACCTGGCCAGGAGGTGGTCCAGGTCGGGCTGGGACTGCTCCAGGATGACCTTCTGGAACCGGCCCCAGTTGTTTGACGTGCCCAGGTCCTTGCCGTTGCTGAACACCTTGTAGCGGGCTTTGGCGTCCACAATCCACTCGTCAAACACGGACGCGGCGGAGGCGTCTGGGGCTACGGGTGGCTTGGGGGCTTTGGGTGCGGGGGCGTCCTTCCAGGATGCCTTGCCCTTGGTGGCCCGTTTGGCTCGGGTGGCAGCGGGCTTGGTGGGCTTCCAGTCGGGCAGGTTGGTCTTGCGCTGGGCGGCGGCCTTGTCGTAGAGGCGCTGGAAGTCCTTGGCCAGGTTGTTCTTGCGGGCGACGACGGCCTTCAGGAACGCCTCCACGTCGTTCGCCTGAATGGTCGCTGGGGTGAGGCCGGGGAACGACCCCGTAGACAGGGCCAGTTTCCCCTGGGCTGCCGCCTGCTCGGCGTAGGGGCGGAGCATGGCCTTCAGTTCATCGTCGGACAGGCCCTGCACGGACTGGATGAACTTGGCCAGTTCCCCCTGGGACGGGTCCAGCACGTCCTTGGTGCCGCCCGTGGCGAAGTCCCGCCAGAGCGTGTTATAGACGGGCTCGGGTGCGCCGAACGATGCGTTGGGGTGGAAGTCCCAGTCCAGTTTGTCGCGGCCCATCCACTTGAACGCCTGGCCCTTGTCGATCCCCACCAGTTCGCCTGAATCAAGGCGGAGGAACTGGTCCCGGTGCCCGTCATGGTTGGACAACAGCCAGTCCATGACGTGGTGCTCCTGGACGGCCAGCCGGTCAGCCGCCGTCAGGGTGCTCGGGTTGAACCCATGCCCGAACGCCTGGGTGGACTTGAACATCCGCTGGATGGAGCCCCGCTTGCGCCCGATGGTCACGATGTACGTGTCCGGGGTCTTGAGTCCAACCTTGGCGGTGATCCTGGAGGCGATGTCGTCCAGGGTGGCCAGGAAGTCGTCGGCGGAGGTCTTGGGCGGCTTGAACAGCCACCGCTCACCAGTCACCTGGTCCAGGTACGGCTGGGCCCCGTGCGTGCCCAGGGTGCCGCCGTCCTTGGACAGGTCAGCGACCTTGAACGGGACGTGCCCACCAGCCTGCTGGGCGACCTTAGCGGCCTCGGACGCGGCCTGGGCCAGGTCGGCTGTCGCCTGGGCTGTGACGGCTGCCTGCTGGGCCAGGAACGCCTCATACTGGGCGATGGCCTCGGTGGCGTTGGACACCCCCAGGCTGGAGACGCCTTCAGCGGAGATCATGTCGGACAGGGACTCGATGGAGTGGTAGTCCGACTTCAGCCCGGCCAGGAGGTCAGCCACGTAGGACGCCTCAGGCTCAGGCAGGAGGGTGGCCTTCCCCTGGGCCAGTGCTTCCTTGATGTTGGCAAGGTGCTGGGCGTTGTAGGTGGCCTCGATCCCTGGGGTGTTCAACATCCCGTCCAGGGCGTTGGCCACATTGGTGTCCAGGTGGCCGGTGGCGTTGGTCATGGACTTGACCAGTTCCTTGACCTTCACCGGGTCGTGGACGATGCCCGGCTGGTAGTCCTTGATCCGCTCCAGGACCTGATGGGGGTTCAGGATCTGGAAGCCGTTGCCGGACTCGTAGTGCAGTTTGCCCCAGCCCAGCCCGTCCCCGTCCAGGGTGATGGTGCCCCCAGCGACCGGGCCGCCTTCAGGGACCGGAGCCCAGGGGTCTACGGGCTTGGGGGTCCACACGCCGGGGTGTTCTGCCCGGAGGGCGTTCACGGACATCTGGGCGTCCTTGTAGCCCGCGTCCACGGCGTCCAGGGCTTGGTTGCCTGCCTTGGCTGCCTTCCAGGCGGTGGAGGTCGTGGGGATGCCATCAGCGGTGAGGGTGTCCAGGGCGATGTCGGAGGCGTTCAGTTCGGAGCCGATGCCCAGGGAGTAGTCGTGCCCGTTCTCGGCCATCTTCAGGATGAACTGACCCTTGGCTTCCGCGTCCTTGGCGGCCTTGACCACCTTGGTGTTGGACTCCAGGGTGCGGAGGGCCTTGGGTAGGGACTCGGCGTGGATCTCCAGGGCCCGTTGGGCGGTGAGTTTCTGCTCCCAGGACAGGGACTTGGTGACCCCAACCTTGCTGCCCACCTGGCCGTTGGCTTGGGCTTTGTAGATGGCTTTGGACTGGGAGTAGCCCTTGGACGGGTAGCCCTTGGTGATGGCTGCCTGGTCTAGTTTCGCGGCGATCTGCTCAGCCTTGGCCAGGTCGGCTTCTGGGAGGAACGGACCTAGGCGGCCTTGCTGCATCTGGAGGGCGGACCTGAGGTTCAGGGACATCTGGGAGCCGGGGTCGGCGTTGGCCAGGAAGTTCACCAGTTCGGCGTTGGTGTGGTTCTGGGACAGGGCCATGGCTTGGTTCGGCTGAACCACGGGGGGTGGCTTGGGTGGCTCAGGGACGTGGACCTCATCCACCCAGTTCGCGTTCTTGCCAGCGGCGATCTCCCGCAAGGACCGCTCCCGGCGCATCGTGCCCCAGCCTGGGTGGCTGGTCCTGGCCACCATGTCCTCCAGGGACACCTGGCCAGCCTTGTACGCCTTGAACTTCCCCGGCCCCAGGATGGCGTGCTGGACGGTGGAGGACTGCTGGGCGAACCATGCGGGCCCGGAGCGGACAGGCGGGCGGGTGTCGGGCAGGCCGGACGGCTCCCCCAGGATCTGGTCCCAGGTCTTGGTCCTGGGCACCATGACGCAACGGCAGCGGGGGTGGCCGTCCAGGGTGTCGTCCACGGTGTGCTCAGTGCCATCCATGCCGATGCAACACGGGCAGGTGCGGGCGTCCAGGTGGGCGACCCAGGTCCAGCCGTCCAGCACGTCGTGGTTGGCCTGGAAGGTGGAGCGGGTGACGTGCCGGTAGGCCCGCTGGGACTCGGTTCGCATGATGGACTCAGCCCGCCAGCGGGGCATGTCCAGGGCCTTGTCGATCTGGCGGGTCATCCATTCGGGGCCCTTGCCCAGGCCGATGCCTGTCACCAGGGCGGAACGGACCTGTTCGGCGGTCTGGATGGGGAGGGTGTTCACCAGGTCGTTCAGGGGGGAGCCGTCGCCTAGGAAGCCGACGATGGCCTCCATGTTCGCGGGGTTCAGGTGAACGAACGACGCGGCCAGGCCGGGCATGGCCTCCCCTACCGCCTGGGTGGTCAGTTTCTTGGCGTGGGCCAGGGCAGCCCCCACGGCGGAGGCTTGCTGCTGGGTGGCGATCTGGGAGGCGTACTGGGCGTACTTGGCGATCTCCACCTTGGTGGTGTTCAGGGCGTTCTTCAGGTGCTCCTGCTGGTAGAGCCAGGCCGGGGACAGGGGCGTGCCCGCGTCCTTGGCTGCCTGGACCTTCTGCATCAGGGCATCCATGTCCACCCTGATCCGGGCGTATGCCTTGGCGTGGGCGGCGAGGATCTGGTCAGCGGCTGCCTGTTCCCCTGAACCCAGGGCGGCGGCGAAGGTGGCCGCGTTGGAATGGATCGTCCCCGGCAGCACCTTCTGGGACGACGTGACGGCCATGTCAGCCGCCAGTGGGCATCGGTGCCCCGTTCATCTGGCCCGGCCCGCCCATGCCCATGCCCAGGGCTTCAGCCAGGGCGTTCTGGGCCCCTCCCGCCACTGGGGTGGTGCGTCCGCCCGGTGGGAAGCCGTTGGCCCCCCCAGGAGGCCCGAACGCTGGGGCGGCGGCGGCCTTGTCGTCCTCCATCTCAGCGATCAGTTCCGGGTCGTAGCCCGACTCGATCTGGGCTTGGTGCTTGGTCACACCCAGGTCGTTCACCTTGATCTGGAGGACCTCCATCAGGGCCTTCTCATCCTTGGTGGAGGGCTCAGCCCACTCGATGTCCAGGTCTGCTGCCTCATCCACGGCCAGCCCATCCATCTTCAGCATCTGGGCCATGGCACCCTGCCAGTCCGGGCCCCAGTCTCGCTGGGCGTCCTTGACCCGCTTCACCAGGCGGCCCTCAGCGATCAGGAGGGAGATCCCGGATGGGGCGGACCCGGAGTGGGTGCCACGGACGTTCACCATGTACGCGGGCAGGAAGCCCTTGCGGGCGATCTCCAGGCGGAAGCCGTCCTGCACGTCCAGGAAGCCCACCAGGTCGGCCTGGGCGAACTGTCCGAACGTGGACTTCTCGGAGGCTGTCCACCAGACGCGCTCACCCCCAGTCTTGAACGGGCTGACCTCGTTCCCTTGGGTGTCCTTCTCCACCTGCACGCCGGTCGCCCACCGCTGGGGTAGGGCGTGGAACTCCATGGCCACCAGCATGTCGGCCACGGTCTTGTTCAGGGCGTCCTGGAGGGGCACCACGTCGGCCAGGACTGACCTGCCGTACCGGCTGACCTCATCGGCAGGGAAGTGCCACACGGGCATCCCCCAGTCGTGGAACTCCACGGCTTCCTGGATGGTGCCGTCTGGGCGGATCTCGGTGTAGGGCACGAAGTTCTTGGCGGCTGGTAGGCCGCCCGTGTTGGTGGTGCCACGGGTCGTGAACCGTTCCAGCCGGTCCACGTAGTACAGGTTCAGCCTGAACCGCTTGCCGTCCCGCCAGACCTTGGCGGCCACGGTAAGCATGTCGGGGCAGTCATCGTCGTACTTCACGGCCATCTGCTCGGGCCGCTGGGGGTACATGCGGGACACGCCGTTGCTGTCCGGCCAGACCAGGAGGAAGCCGTCCCCCTTGCCCCAGGCGTCACGGTGGACTGATCCGGCGCGGGCGTCACCCCTGCACGCTTCCCACTTCTCGATGGCTGCCTGGGCGATGGCTGGGGTCTTGGCGGTCCAGCCCTGCCAGGTGAGCCGGTTCACGGGTTCGTCCACCACGTCGTCGCACATGTTGTCCGCGAACTCACGGAACAGGTCCCCGAAAGCGTTGCGGAACTTCTCGGTGGCGAACACCAGGCGGTGTTTGCCCTCGTAGTAGTCCTCCATCAGCCGGTAGTGGTCCAGGCGGCCCCGCACGTCCTCGATGGCCCACTGGATGTGGGGGTTCATGGGCGGGGCTTGGGTGGTGGCGACGGACACGGGTGTCCCTTCCTGCTGGATTCAGGTGAACGGCACCCTCAGGGTAGCGGTCGGCTGCTGGGTGACCGGGGACCAGGCAGCAAGGAACCCCTGACTGGGGGACGGGGGAGCCGTGCAGTCAGGGGTTCCGTGGTTCAGGCTACGTGGTGGCGGGCTCATCCACCAGGTCGTCGGCGGCGGTCACCAGGTCCATCAGCGGCAGTCGGCCTTGGGGGCGGGTCATGCCCTTGGGCTGCTGGTCGGGGCCACCCCAGTCCACGGTGGCCAGCCATATCTTGGTTGCGTCGTCCCAGGTCACCCAGCAAATGTGGCCGTACCGTTCCCAGACTTTGGTGGCGGTGATGACCACCAGGGCGACCTCCATGCCTGGGGTGTAGACGTGGCCGCATCCCAGGGTGGGGTAGGGCACGCGGCCTTGGGGTTTGTAGCGGTCGTCAACCTTGCGCCCGGTGGCTTTACGCGCCACGGTGCGGCCCAGCCAGGTTCAGGGTGCAGGGGCAGACGGTGGGGGCGTCGGCGTCGTTGTCCCAGGCTTGGCCGGTGCAGTTGCGGTGTTTGCCCTGTTCGCAGTCGGGGCAGGCCCGGCGCTCCATCAGGTGTTTGGCGGCCCTCACCAGTTCAGTGAACGCGGCTTGGGCTTGGGGTGTCATGGGTTCCCCACCTAGGACCCGGATCGTTTCGCCGTCTACTTGGACGGGCCTGCACTGGTCAGCCACGACTGTCACCCACGATCTTGGCAACCTGGGCGTGGATGGCGGCGGTGATGGCTTGGGGTTCCCAGCCGTCTGCCAGCATGGCCTGGGTGACGATGACCAGGACGGCGTTGAGCACGTTGGCGCTGGTCGGGTTCCCCGGAACTATGATGGTGACCCCGGTGGTGTGGGGTTCTTGGGGTGCGGGGTCTTGGGTTGGGGGCCCGGAGTGGATGGGCTGGGGTGTCATGTCGTCCATGGCGGGGAAGGCTTCCTGTCCTGGGATGTGCTGAATGGCCGGGTCTTGCTTGGGGTTGGTGGTGTTGCGTGGCTTGGGCATGTGGTTCCTCCGGTGGGGTTGGGCGGGGTGGTTCGGGTGAACAGGTCGTGGTCCATGGCCATCCGTATGGCTTGCTCCCAGGCCGTGGCCCAGGCTCGGTGGCGTTGGGCGTACCAGGCGTTGGGGTCCATGGGGGGGCCGGTGGGCTCAGGCATCTGGTCGGCCCAGGGTGGCTTTGGGTTCTTGGCTGCCCAGGAGGGCCACTGGGCTCATGGCTTGGCCGTAGCGTTCCTTGGATAGCCGGGCCCTACGTGCGATCCGCTGGGCGGCTTCCTGGGCATCTTCCCTGGGCTTCCTGCCGTAGGCGACGATGACTGCCCAGTCCCAGGCGGTGATGGCCATGGCGTCGTCGGGCCTGGCGGCGTCTATGGCTTCCCGGATCTCGGGGACGAACTGCCAGGTGTTGGCGGTGGCCCGTGCTGCCTGGAGGGCGGCGTAGTCCATCAGCGGGTGCCGCCGTTCTGCTCCCCGGCCCAGGTGCGGTAGGCGGTGGAGTCGGCGTCCAGGTCGTCTATGGCCCATTCAGCGAACACGGACAGGACGTAGATCATGCCCTGGAGGGGGTCGCTGATGGGGCCGTCTAGGCGGGCCTCTATCTCGGTGCTGGGGCGGGCTCCCTTCACCATGGCCTTCAGTTCGTCCACGGCCATGCCGGTGGCGTCCCGCACCCCTGTCTTGAACCCTTGGGGGTCCTCGGTGGCAAGGATGGCCTGGATGGCTTTGGTGACCCCTACGGTGGTGACGCCTCGGGGAAGTCGGGTGTCGGTCATGTTGTGCCTCTCTCTCGGATGGTGGTGCCGTGGGGGGGG